GAAAAAGCCTCTCAGAGCACCAAAAGACAAGAGATTTGCGGACTTTACTCGAAAAATAAAGCAAAGAGATGCCCTCTTACAAGAACAATATGCAAAGAACGATTATCTTGAAAAACAGCTCGCTTTGAAAGAAGAGGAAAAGCTTAAAGATGAATCAAAATATATTAGTTCTCAGATCGGCACCATTAAGAAGGCTTATTCAGATGCTCTTTCGGATGGTGACAATGAGACTGCTACTGAAGCAGCATCCCTCTTGGCACAATATACAGCTCGTCAAGAGTCCCTGGCTCAACAAAAATATCAAATGGAATTATCAAGACAACATTCAAGACCACAAAATCAACAACAACCGCAAGATACGCAAAGCCCAGACTTAAGCGAAGAGTTTCAGGTTAATGGGAAAGCTTGGCTTCAAAACAATCCTTGGGCAGATGCAAAATCTGTAAATTATGATCATGACATGCTTCAAGAGGCGGAAAGTCATGTTGAATCTCTCATGAAGCAATACAAGTTTGAAGGAAGGGCGGAAGAAATTGGAACTCCCGATTTCTTTAACGAAATTACGCAGCATGTACGGGAATCCTTTGGTATTTCTCCCTCTCCTTCAAAACCTCCTAAAGAAAAGTTAGTTATGAAGGGCGATGCCCAACCTGGTGTCGCACCTGTATCAAGAGCATCCACTGGTAGCAATCATGTAAGAAGCAAACAGGAAGTTCATCTTACACCTGAGCAAATAAGTATGGCTCATTCAATGGCTGGCAGAGTTAGCTTAAATGGTCAAAGAGTGACAGATAAGGCCAAACTTGAAGCAATGTATAAGGCTAATCTCATCAATCAATCTAAGCGAGGATAATGCAAATGGCTAAAAAACAAGATACTGAAGTTGTTGAAGATGTCTGCGTATTCGCTGAAGATCACGTAATGCACCAATGGTCTAGAGAACAAACTCCGAGAGATCAAATACAATCTTCTAGATCAAGACCGATGTCTCGAGCAAAGAGAGGACATGAGGGAAAGTTCCATATACCATATGAGATTTGGCCAAATGGATTCATGTTAGGATGGATGGTCGAATATGTTCTTAACGTTCCTCAAAATGATAATCTTCATGAACGAGTATTAGATGGATGGGAGTTTGTAAATGCAAACGAAATTCCACAACTAAAGATGGTAGAGCTTAATCATGATTTTGATAGAAGCCGTAGTGACGGAAGGATTCGTCGTGGTGGTTGTATCCTAATGAAAAAACCTATGGAGATGTACTTAGAAGAACAAGAAGAACACAGAATCCAAGGCGAAGAGATACGCAAAGAATCTGGTGCCCTTACTGAATACTTGAGCAATGGTAGAGACCCAAGAAATGTCGTTGTTGATGAAAGAAGCTATCAACCAGCTCATAGAAGTAGAGGGCGTTAATAGTGTTACCAAAGAAAATAGAATTTGGAGAGCTTGCGCGCAATAAGATATTGGTTGGGATCAATACGATCGCTAATGCTGTTAAGGTAACTTTGGGTCCTAAAGGGCGCAATGTAATTATAAAGAGAACAAATGCACCTTTGCGTATTACAAAGGATGGCGTATCTGTAGCTCGTGAAGTTGAAATCTACGACGAGTTCGAGAGTGTTGGGGCTGAACTTATAAGGCAAGTTGCAACCAGAACATGTGATATTGCTGGTGATGGTACTACTACAGCTACCGTAATAGCTCAAACTCTCATTGATGAAGGTATGAAGGCCGTATCCTTGGGTGTTAATCCAATGGATTTAAAACGCAATATGGACTCTATTTGCAATCTAGCTATTGAAAAACTGAAATTATATTCAAAGCCAATCTCAACACCAGAGGAAGTAGAATACATTGCAACCATAGCTGCTAATGGTGAAAAGGAAATTGGGAAGCTCATAGCGGAAGTGTTTGATAAGGTTGGCAAAGATGGTGTTGTTGCTATAGAAGAATCATCAACAGGCAAAACAGAATTAACCATTGTTGAGGGTATGGAATTAGATAAAGGATTTATATCCCCTTATTTTGTGACTAATCCCAATAAGATGATCTGTGAGTTAGAAAATCCATACATTTTGATTTATGATAAGAAGATATCTACCTTACATCCAATCATGCCTCTAATGGAATCTATTGTAAGGGAGAACCGTTCTCTTCTTATTATAGCTGAGGATGTAGATGGGGAAGCTCTATCAACCCTCGTTATTAACAAGATGCGCAATGGATTTAAACTGGCAGCTGTCAAATGTCCATTCATAGGGGAATTGCAGAATGAGTTAATCAATGACTTAGCTATTATGACGGGAGCTCAAATTGTATCACAAGATAAAGGTAATGAGCTTAAAAAAGTTACTAAGGATATGTTGGGAAGCTGTAGAAAGATTATTATCACGTCTGATAAAACGACAATTATGGGAGGTTGTGGTTCTAGGGAAGAGATCGATGCTAAAATCTCCTATCTTAAGGAAGAAATCTCTTCTTGTGAGGATGATTTTAAAAAAGCAACTCTTGATCTTCGATTTGCTAGGTTCACAAACGGGATTGGGGTTATAAAGGTCGGTGGAACCACGGACATTGAATTAAGAGAACGTAAAGACCGTGTTGATGATGCCGTGCATGCAACCAGAGCTGCATTGCAAGATGGGATAGTACCAGGTGGGGGTATTGCATTAAGAAGTGTATCAAATAGCACTTATTCTGGATTTGATATTAATGCGCCTGCATCTGGTTATAATATGATGTGGTTGGGAATGAACTCCCCTTTTAAGCAGATTATTATGAATGCTGGAAAAGATGTAGCTGAAATTCAAACTACCTTAGCTAATTTTATAAGACACCGACCCAAAGAAACAGAATCATTTCCCGTACCATATGGGTACAATGCCCAAGATGATACATATGTTAATATGTTTGAAGCAGGAATTATTGATCCAACAAAGGTAGTCATTACAGCTCTTCAAGATGCTGTTTCTATTGCTGGCCTTTTCTTGACCACTGAAGCTGTTCTTGTTGAAGAGAACGAGATCACAATCAATGATATTCAATCACCTTCTAATCCCTTGAAAATCCGTACCTCCTAAGGTTACAAATGTTTGGGGACTTCGTTGTGCTATTCTTAATAAAGAAATCGCACTACCAGTAGGCTTACGACGTCCTTGTTCCCATTCTTGAAGAGTGCGCTTGCTAATTCCCATAAAAATAGCAAATTCATCTTGAGACATATCTAAACCGTTACGGATTTCCTTAGGAGGTTTAACTCCCTCAACATATGTATAAGTTCCACCACCTGCCTTGACTTCACGCAAACCATCCAATATCTCTTGTCCTATATCTCTTTTAGTCATCTTCTAATTCCTTATTAAGTTTTTTAATCATCTCTTTGCTTATATCTGATGCTTCATTTTTAGAATAAACAGTAAGCAATATAATTTTATTTTCCCGATTGATATAATAATATATAACTCTTAACCCACCGCTTTTACCTTTTCCTCTTGCTGACCATCTAACTTTTCTTAATCCCCGACTATGAGGAATTAGATCGCCTTTTTCCGGATTTTCTTCTAAGTAAAGTTGAAAGAGATTAAACTCATCAGTATTAAAATAAGAATCACGAATCTTAGAAAAAAATGTAGTCTCTATATATATCATATCACTTTTTACCGTCAGTGACGTAATTTGTCAACAGCTTAACAATAATTAATTATCCTAAAATTTTATCTATCTTCCCTCTTTAATCTCTGTTACGATTATACATCAAGTATCCATTCATTGGTTACTTCGTCCCCTCGGGTTGACGTTCATAAAATATAGGGTGATAGGACTCCTTATATTTTCACAATCGCTTCGTGCGCAAATCCCTTTGATTTTTTACATATATTAATTCTTATTTGGAGATTTTTCATGACTTATGGCGTCAATGCGCCTTTAGGTCTCGTTGCGAATAGCACTTATGGTGCTGCCCCTTGGGTGGGAAGTTTTTGGAACTATCCAATTGCTTCTGCTTATGGAACGAGTCTATTTGAAGGCGATCTAGTTCAACTTACAAATGGTTTGGTAACTATTTATACTTTAGCGGCCGCAGCAGCTACACCAGCTGTTGGTGTTTTCTGGGGATGTAGATATACAGATACTAACGGTATCGTACAGTTTAGTAAATATTGGCCAGCTAATACGACAGTGTTTGCCGGAACTACACCTCAAGCAAATATCATTACTGATCCTAACACAATCTTTACGATTCAATGTAATGCTACCACCACTCCTACAACTACAAATGCTGTTAACAAGAATGCATCTGTAAGTTTTGCGACAGCTGGTAGTACATCTACTGGTCAATCAGGGATGATGTTAGATACTAATACCTTCGCAGCTACTAACTATTTTCCACTACATGTTATCGGATTTGATCCAATTCCTGGAAACGTCTCAGGAACACCTTACGCTAATTTGTTAGTAAAGCTGAACTGGACATCAACCTCAGCCGGCGCAACAGGAGTATAATTGAAATGGCGATTATTACATTACAATCTATCCAACAGTTGCTTCGCCCAGGTTTGGCAGCTGTTTTTGGTGACTATCTAACTTATCCAGACCAATGGAAAGACATCTTTACTCAACATATTTCTGACAAGGCTGTCGAATATGAAGTTGAGATGCGTCTACTTCCAATGGCTCAGTTCAAAGCAGATGGTGGTCCTGTCATTTATGGTGATATGGCTCAACAGTTCACAACTCAGTATTATCACAGGAACTTCGGTATTGGTTTCCAGATTACTGCAAACACAATTCGCGATAACTTGTATAAGGATGAGTGGCCACGTGCAACGGAATCTGGCAAGGATTCTATGCGCCAGGCTAAGAATATTGAAGGTGCAGCTATTTTGAATAACGGGTTTAGTACAAACTTCCCCGTATCAGATGGTCAACCTTTGTTTTCAACAGCTCACCCTGTTCAAGGTAATACAGTACCGAACACATTTGCCGTTCCAACACAGCTTAATGAAACATCATTGCAAGATGCACTCATTGGTATTCAAAAGTTCTTGAATGCTTCTGGCTTGCGCATTGCTTTGACTTCTGAAAAGTTGATCGTTCCGCCTGAACTACAGTTTACGGCAAACGTTCTTTTGGAATCCAAATTCAGAACTGCTACTGCCAACAACGATATCAACGCTGTTTATAACTTAAGTAGCGTTCCTATGGGATATCGCGTTAATCAATTCTTATCTAATCCAACTGCTTGGTTCCTTCTCACAAATGAGACCAATGGATTTAAGTACTATGAACGTGATCCTCTAACTATCGATATGTTTACTGATACAACGACTCGTAACCTTAACGTTACTTTCGTAGAGCGGTATTCATTTGGTTGTTCTAACTGGCGTGCGGCTTACGGTTCACAAGGAGTATAATTTATGTCTATAACTCTCCCTCCAAAGGGTACGCACTTTTCTGATGGTGTTAGAGTTGGACCAATACTAGGTTCCCGCTTCGCAGCGGGAGCCAATGTATTGCAACCTTCTACACAAGTTGCGTCACCTATTGATTCTCATTCACCAGGAATTTATGTAACTCCTACAGCATTGTTGGATATTATTCCGGCGGCAGTTAATACCGCTAATCTTTTTGCATTAGCTACTATAGCTGGTAATGGATATGTACCATTAATTACGACAAATTCTATCTTTCAGACATTTGTAAATAACTTTTCTCCAAATAGTTTTCCAGCAGGCGGTCCCGCTCAAAATGCTGGTGCTATTATGTTAGATGTTCCTCGTAATATTATTTATACAGGTCTCGTTAACTCTACAGCTGTTAACTTCACAGTATGGGGATGGGATCAATATGAACAACCAATGGTGGAAACAGTTCTTACTACTGCCGGTGCAAATACCACGACATTGAATAAAGCCTTTAAATGGATTTCAGCAATGTATGTAGATGCTGGAACTACAGCAAACGTTTCAATTGGTGTAGGAAATAAGTTTGGACTTCCCTACTATCTTGAGAATGCAAACGATATCTTCGCTCAAAAGTTCAACGGAGCTTTAGATGCTGGAACTATCACGGTTGGTGATCCATTGCCAGCTACAGGAACAACGGGTGATGTAAGGGGTACTTATACACCTGCGGCAAATGCGGATTCGGTTAAGCGGCTGACCATTAATGCTTATAGTACAAGTGGTGACACTCGTAATTATTATAATTCTAATAATGGTACCGTATATCTAGCAAATAATGCTTTAGCTACAGCTGCCAACCTTAGCACTCAAATAAATGTTACAGCTCCAGGGCATCAATTTACCACTGGTGAATCTGTTACAATTTCTGGCGGTACTGGAAATATCAATAACATTACTCCTGCAAATTATAACATTACGGCAACTCTTACCGTTATTAATGCCAATTCATTTTCTTATAATGCTTTGACAGCTGCAAACGGTGCTGGAGCTGGTGGCGGTGCTGCAATTCAAATGACACCTGGTAAAGGTAATTTGTATCAGACCACTTTCGGAAGATTTGGTGTGAATCAATATGTAGTTGCATTTACATAAAGGATTTATAATATGTCGAGACCAATGGTAGTGAACTTTCCACCGGCAAGCAATACAGCTTTAATGCCTATTACGGACTTACAAGCTGGGGTTGCCTTGGCAAACACTACCATTTTCTCTAAAACTTATAAAGTTGCGATCACGAGAACCTCCAACAATGCCGGTAATACATTTACCATTACTGGTACTGATGTTAACGGCGCCGTAATTAGCGAGACACTCACTGGAGCTGCCGCTAACGTACATGCTATTTCTACAAAGCAATATGCCACTGTTACGAGTATTATTTCTAAGACTGGTGGCGTTGCTGCCGCTGTTACTAATCTAAAAGCTGGTGTAGAAGATCTTATTGCTCAATCACAGAGCACAGCTGGTGCAACTGCCTTAATATTAAATGTAGGTGATAATTCGGCATTTACCTTTGTTCCTTCCCCTGCAACGGCATTCCTTGTCGCATTCACATCAACAGCGGATGAATCCGGAGTTAATTTTACAATTGTAGGCACTGATAATGCTGGAGCACCCCAAACTAAAGTTGTGGTAGGACCAAATGCGAACACTGTTTTTTCTGCTGATACTTTCAATTCTATTATTAGTATCACTCCTGATGGTGCCGTTACTAATATTTCAGTCGGAACAGAAGTTTATCTTGCTGCTCTCCAAAACACTCCCGCAAATGGAGTCTTTGTATTAGGAGAAACAACCTTCCCTAATCAAGAATGGCTTCTTGCATTATCAAGTCCAAACAATTTATCGGCTTCAACATTTCATATTACTGGAACTAATCTAGCGGGTGCTTCATCAGAATTCAAAGCCGGACCTAATGCTAACAGCGTTAACTCCGCTAATAATTATTCAACAGTGACATCTATTCAAGTTAATACAGCCGCCGCGGCTATAACTTTAAGTGTTCCAGATTATATATCTGCCAATCAAACAGTTGCAGGCGCGGCCAATGCTATCCTTCAACAAAATGTTATAACCTTTCCAACGGGAACGGCTTATCATGTTACCTTAACATCAGCTGCCGATAATTCTGCATCTACCTTTACGATTACAGGAACCAATATTGCTGGAGGGGCAATTATCGAAAACACTTTGGTTGGTCCTAATAACGCCACTGTAGTCTCCTTAAATGCCTTCCATACTATATCTTCGATCACTCAAGATAACGGACAAACTGCGCTTTCTGCTGGGGCATATGGTCTTATTGCTGCGACACAAAATGTTGTAGCGGCAGCAACTGGCTCACTTCCTTTAACGTTGCCTTATCCAGTGATTTTGCCAAATCTACAAAGAAAGTTAAATTTTAGCTCAGTTCAGAATAATGCTGGAATTACCATTACCATTAATGGTTTGGATTTATACGGGAATGCATTTACAGAAACCCTCACGGGACCAAATGGTGGTACGGTAACTTCCGTTTATCAATATCATATCATAAACAATATTACGACCAGCGGTGATTTCTTCGCTATGAGCGTTGGTTGGGATTCTACTTGTATATTACAATGGTTGTTTCTCAATACCTTTGCCACATTCCCAAATACGACTATTGAAGCCATTAAGACAGGCGTAATCAATTACTCCGTCAATCAGACAATGGATACTGTTGGGTATTACAAACCAGCTGGTCCCTCATATCAATTTGAATCTCCTAAAGCAGTTTTTCTTGCAGATAATCCTTTGGTTACGGTCAATGGATCACCACTAGTGACGGTTACAGTACCTTCGACAGCTTCCTTACATACAGGAGATATGGTAACGATTCAAGGAGCAGCTGCTACCAACAATATATCTGCTGCAAATCTCAATATTAATGCGCAAATTACTGTTATAGATGCCACTCATTTTAGTTATGCTGCAGGGGGTAACGCAAATGATGTTCCTCCTGGTGGTGGTGCGAATGTTTATTATTACTTCCCTGCTCTTCCCATTTCATTCCCTATCGTAGCTGGTCTAACAAACGCTACGACAAGCCAACTCTATACACTGACAACTCCCGCTAGTGGTATTCAAGCTATCGTAAACTCGTCATCAGCTGGCGGAGCCTTAATACTTAATGTCACACAACAAGGAATTACATAAATGGCAAAAGATATGTGGATTAAAGACGCAATCAAGCCCTCTTCAAAGGGAAAATTGCATAAAGCATTAGGTGTTCCTCAAGGCAAAAAGATATCTGCCGGAAAACTATCAAAAGCCACACATAGTAAAAATCCGACGATTAAGAAGGAAGCGGTATTAGCACGAACTCTAAAGGGCTTTAAGTAAGCATTAATAGGATGAAAAAGTGGCAACGAGTAATTCCTATAATTTCAGAACGAACACTCTCGTGTCAGACTTCATTATCTCTGCGTTCGAACGTTGCGGAATCTACGGCACAGATATCCTAGGAATTCACAATAAGTCAGCAATTACCTGTCTCAATTTCTTTCTCTCCGAGTGGGCAGATAAAGGCTTTAACTTATTCACAGTTGAAAAGGCTATGTTCCAAATTAATATTGGTCAGCCATCCTATCTCTTGCCAGCATCTACGATTGAAACTCCTGAGGTCACAGCAAGCAACAATCAAAGATTACTAGGGGGTACGGCTTTTTCAAGCGCTGGAGGCGTGGCTCAAAATGCATTTTCTGGAACACCAAATGTTGCTTGTACACAAGTTGCTCCTAACGGATACATCTCTTACGTTTATCCTAACAATTCACTCCAATGTGTATTCTATGTTGGGGTTCAATCCAATGTATCTACAAATTATACTCTTGTCGTTGAATACTCATTTGACAATGTAACTTGGATAAACAATCTAACAACGCCACTTACACCCTATCCTATTGGTCAGATTGTCTGGTGGGTCGTAAATACACCCCTTAATGTTCAAGCTATCAGAATAAGAGAGACAGGCGGTTCTACGCTTAATGTTCAACAAATCTATTTTAGTCAGCCGACTTTCAGCCGCTATTTAACGGCAATTTCTCGCGAAGAATACATCACCTATCCAAATAAACTTCAAAGAGCCACACCATCTAGCTTCTATCTAGATCGGCAATCCGTTCCTTCTATGACCTTATGGCCTACACCTGATAATTCATATCAGACCATTGTTTATAATAGGTCCGTTCAGATTCAGGATATAACATCCATTAATCAGAATATCGATATACCTCAAAGATTTATGAATGCAGCCAGAACAGCTTTAGCAGCTGAAATGGCAATCATCTATTCTCCAGATAGATTCACTCTTTTAAAATCATTGGCTGACGAAGCTTATCGATTGGCAGGCATTGAAGATACGGAAAAAGTTCCATTGCGTATTAAACCTAATATTTATCCAACTTGAGGAGATGAAAAATGTTTCCAAAAGGTAAGTGGGTAAGAATTAAACCAAACAATCCAGATGCGGTTGCTAGATGTGACCGTTCAGGACAGCTTTGTAATTACAATGATCTTGTAAAGCAAATGGATTATCGGGGAACCGGACTTATCTGGACTGGCCTTTATGTTAATAAATACTTTTATGATAAGCCAAATCCTCAAAATCTTAATCCTGTTATCAAGCGGGATCCAGTTCCTTTAGAACATCCACGTCCATGGCAACAACCAGAACAACAATGGCAAGATCAATTTGTTGATTGGCAAGATGATTTTAATCCCGTCTGGTTTGCTTGGGGAGATTGGGAGAATCAACCATGACAGCTATTAATTGGGGTCCTCTAGCACCTGCCGGTACATATCCAGATATTTTAAATCTTAATTCTGGTGGAACAGGTTTTACGAATTTAGCCGCTCCTGTGTGTGATGGTTATGGTAATCGTTCTATGATGACCATGAGCAATTTAGCTGTCAATTTTGATAGAGTATTTGGTCAAATTCAATTGGATGGTGTAGCCTTAACGGCTACCGCCGCTTCTCTTAATAATATTACACTTGTAACAGATGCCGGTTATATCCTTTCTGCTCCCAACATTAACTTACCAAACTCTAGTGTTCTAACTGCTGGTGCGGGAATTTCTATTATAGCTGGTGGTGGAAATCAAACCATTGCTGTCACGGGTAACTCAGCTGGTATTAATGCTTTAAACACGACAGGTCTTGTTGTTCGTAACGGTGTAAATACGTTTGCCACTGTTGCTTTAACCAATGGGGATGCTACGACAACTATTACTAATGGTGATGGTATAGCTGGCAATCCTTCTATCGTGGTCAATCCAAACACATCAGTGCAAAAGATAAATGTCTTGAATAATGGAGTGCAGACAAGCACAAGGCCAAGTATCAATCTTATACCTGGCCTGAATATGGGTATCAATATTATTGATAATGCTGGGTTAAATAGAACTGACATTACATTAACAGCCCAACAATTTGCTTTTCCTTTTAAAGCTTCTTGTTATGCTGGCACAACAGCAAATCTTAATATTCTTTATAATAATGGGGCTGCTGGAGTTGGTGCTACCTTAACTAACAATGGTGTTCAAGCACAATTTGCCTTAGATACTGTGAATCCTCCTCTTAATTCTAGAGTTCTTATCAAAGATCAAGGCACAACATTCCAAAATGGAATCTATGTTGTTACCAATATTGGTTCCATTGCGACTAATTGGGTGCTAACGAGAGCCAGTGATTTTAATTCACCAACAAATATACAAGCCGGTGATTATACTATTATTCAAAATGGTGCCGTTAATGCTGATACTTCTTGGATCGAAAACAACACTGTAAACAATGTTGGTGTTGATCCTATCACCTGGTCACAGTTTGGATTTATTGGTACGGTAACTACCGTTACAGGCACAGTTGGTGAAATCGATGTTGTTAATAATAGCACGACCCCAATTATATCCATTGATCCGGCATACCTTGGTCAAGCATCCATAACAACCTTGGGAACGATAACAACAGGTGTGTGGCATGGAACTCCAGTTTCACTTGCATATGGTGGAACGAATGCAAACTTAGTTGCCTCTAATGGTGGTATTTTTTATTCAACAGCTGCCGCAGGCGCAATATTAGCTGGAACGGGAACAGCTAGTAGAGTTTTGTTATCTGGTTCAAACGCAGCTCCTGCTTGGTCCCTCACAACTTATCCATCTGTGGTTAATAGCAATTCAATATTATATGCGATAGCCAATGATACTGTTATAGGTCTGGCGACCGCTAACAACGGTGTTCTTCTAACAAACTTTGCAGGAACTCCTTCTATCGGAACCGCAACTGTAGTTGTTGGTGGAACTGGTGTTCAAACTTTTGGTTCAGGATATGGAGTTATATGTTCAGGAACTACGGCAACAAATCCTCTTCAAAACGCTGGAACTGGTGTCGCAGGGCAAATTTTAACTTCCAATGGGGCCGCAGCTCTTCCAACTTGGCAAAACACTTCTGCAGCAGAATTTTCCGTAAATGTTCATCAAGTTGCTCATGCATTTATTGTCGGAGATATCATCAATTGTATTGGATCAAATACATATAATTATGCCATGGCCGATAATGCCGCTGATTCACAAGTTATAGGGATCGTCACGGCTGTTATTGATGCAGACAATTTTACTTATCAATTTGGAGGATTAATTACTGTTTTAGGTGGTTTAAGCCCAGCTACTGGATATTTTTTATCTCCTACTGTTGCTGGAGTTTATACGTCTGTTGAACCTAATACAGTGGGACAAATAAAAAAATCTTTATTTATTGCTACATCATCAACGACAGCTGTTTGGCTTAATTATGCTGGTCAACAGTTGTAGGGAGAATAACTAATGGCATTTGGAACATTTGTAGCTGTAAGAACAGTAACAGGTTCGGCTCTAGAAATAGATTCTTCTGGAGGCACTACGCCTATTATTTCTATTGATCCGGCTTATCCTGGTCAAACTTCTTTTACAGAACTTGGTACCATTGTAACTGGTCAATGGGAAGCTACTCCTGTGGCATTGCAATGGGGTGGAACAAATAATACATTATCCGCAGCAAATGGCGGTATTCTTTATTCAGATGCCACAAAGATAGATATATTAACGCCTACCGCAACTGCTAACCAAGTTTTGTTAGCTGGATCAAATGTAGCACCTTCTTGGAGTACAGCTGTTTATCCCGCTACAACATCGGCTAATCAATTACTATATTCCTCTGCCGCAAACACAATTGCGGGACTTACTACCGCAAATAATGGTGTCCTTGTTACAAGTTCTGGGGGGGTGCCTTCTATTTCTTCCACGCTGCCAACAGCAACTCAAAGCAATATTACAACTGTTGGAACTATAGGTACTGGTGTTTGGCAAGGAACAGCCGTTGCTATTGCTTATGGTGGAACTGGTGCTACTACAGCTGTTAACGCTTTGGCAAATTTAGGTGCTGTTCCTTTAGCTGGTGGAACAATGACAGGATATCTTATCCTTAATGCCAATCCGGTTAACTCTTTAGGAGCTGCAACAAAACAATATGTAGATGCTATTAGTTCTGGAATAAGTTTTAAATCCGCTTGTTACGCAGGTTCTACAGCAAATTTAAATGCTACCTATGCTAATGGATCTGCTGGTGTTGGAGCTACTTTAACTAATAATGGTGCTTTAGCAGCATTTTCAACAGATGGAACAAGTCCTTCTATAAATGCTCGTATTCTTGTTAAAAATCAGACTTCAGATTTTCAAAATGGAATTTACTCTTTAACTACTGTTGGTAGTGGTGCAGCCGCATGGGTTTTAACTAGAACAACGGATTATGATACAAATTCCCAGATTGTACCTGGATCAGCAACATTTGTAACAAACGGTACTCTTTACGCAAATACATTGTGGGTTGAGATTAATACCATCACTACAGTTGGTACAGACCCCATAGATTTTAATCAATTTGGCGCCACAAACGTAACATCTGTTACTGGCACATCAAATCGTATCACATCAACAGGCGGAACAAATCCTCAGATTGATATTTCAGCATCATACGTAGGACAAACTTCTCTTTCGACTCTTGGTACAATCACCACTGGAACATGGCAAGCAGGAATAGTAGGGTTAGCATACGGAGGCACAAATGCTAATTTGACGCCAAGTAACGGTGGCATTGTTTATTCTACGGCTTCCGCACTAGCTATATTAGGTGATACAGCAACAGCGAACCAAGTTTTGCTTTCTGGATCGTCAACAACTCCAGCATGGTCAACGGCTACTTACCCCGCAACCACTACTGTGAATCAGATTCTTTATTCGTCTGCAACGAACACAATTACAGGTATTTCTACAGCAAACAATGGAGTTTTGATAACAAGTGCGGGTGGAATCCCATCTATAAGTACTACCATTCCAAATGCTACGCAGCTTAACATAACTTCTCTTGGCACGATCACAACTGGCGTATGGAATGGTACAGCTATTACCGTTGCTAACGGTGGAACCGGAAATACTACATTTACTGCTTATTCCGTTATCTGTGCTGGAACTACTGCTACAGGTGCATTTCAAAATGTTTCTGGCATAGGAACATCCGGACAAGTTCTGACTTCCAATGGAGCAGGTACATTACCTACTTGGCAAACAGGTATATCCGGTGCTGTAACATCAGTGACAGGAACCACAAACCGTATAACATCTTCTGGCGGAACAACACCTGTTATTGATATTGCTGCCACATATGTTGGACAAACATCAATAACAACTTTAGGTACTATAACTACTGGTACATGGGATGGTAATGTTATAGCTCTTGCTTATGGTGGAACTAACGCCAATTTAACGGCTTCTGATGGTGGTATATTCTATTCAACAGCATCTGCCGGAGCTATCCTTGCTGGAACTGCAACAGCAAACCAAGTTCTTCTATCAGGATCTGCAACGACACCTGCTTGGTCGACTGCTACATATCCCGCAACAGTAACTGCTAATGAGTTATTATATTCATCAGCATCGAATACAGTTTCTGGGTTATCAACTGCTAACAATGGTGTTTTGGTAACAAATGGTTCTGGGATTCCATCAATAAGCACAACGATTCCTGCCGCAACACAAGGCAATATTACTGCTGTTGGAACTATCACATCAGGTACATGGCAAGGTACAGCGATAACCGTTCCAAATGGGGGTACCGGAAATACTACTTTCACTGCTTACTCTGTCATCTGCGCTGGAACAAGTGCGACAAACCCATTTCAGAATGTGTCAGGGGTAGGTACTTCCGGATATGTTCTAACATCAAATGGTGCTGGTAACCTCCCTACATGGCAAGCAGCGGGTACAGGAGTAGTTATCTCTGTATCTGGTACAACAAATAGGATTACATCAACTGGCGGAACTAATCCCGTTATTGATATTTCTGCCGCTTATGTTGGGCAAACATCTATCACTACTTTGGGAACGATCACTACAGGAACATGGAATGCCTCTTTAATTCCTCTGGCATATGGTGGAACGAATGCAAATCTAACGGCATCTAATGGTGGTATCTTTTACTCAACAGCTTCTGCCGGAGCTATTTTGTCAGGGACTGCTACAGCTAATCAAGTTTTATTATCTGGCTCATCTACTGCTCCAATTTGGTCAACCGCAACTTATCCAGCAACAACGACAATTAATCAACTACTCTATTCGTCAGCTGCGAATACGATTGTTGGTCTTGCAACTGGAAACAACGGAGTATTGATAACCAGTGCCGGAGGTGTTCCCTCTATATCATCAACACTTCCAACAGCTACTCAAGGTAATATTACGACAGTTGGTACTATCACATCCGGAACCTGGACTGGAACAACTATAGCTATTGCCAATGGCGGGACAGGAGCCACTACAGCACCCACAGCTTTATCTAATCTTGGTGCTGTTCCTTTAGCTGGCGGAACAATGACGGGTCTTCTTATTTTAAGTGGAGATCCTGTAACGAATCTTGGTGCTGTAACAAAAGAATATGCCGATGCTATAAGTCAGGGGCTAACCTTTAAAAATGCTTGTTATGCTGGAACAACTGCGAATCTATCCGCCACTTATTCTAATGGAGCGGCTGGTGTTGGTGCCACATTAACAAACAATAGTACTCAAGTTGCATTTTCAGTAGATGGTGTATCTCCAGCATCTACTTCTAGAATATTAGTTAAAAATCAATCTACAGCAGCCCAAAACGGTATATATAATCTTACGACTGTGGGATCAGGTTCAACCAATTGGGTACTTACCAGATCTACCGATTACAATACAATAGCCCAGATTCAACCTGGAGATTTTGTCCTTATTGATAACGGAACTGTAAATGCGGCAACTGCTTGGGTTGAAACTGCTACAGTAACTACAATTGGTACGGATTCTATATCCTTTAGCCAATTTGGATCTTCTAATGTAGTTTCCGTTTCTGGAACAACAAACAGAATCACTTCTACGGGTGGAACAACACCAGTTATTGATATATCAGCTTCCTACGTTGGACAATCATCTATTACAACTCTTGGCACTATCACAACGGGCGTTTGGAATGGAACAGTTGTTGCTTTAGCTTATGGCGGAACAAATGCAAACCTAACCGCTTCCAACGGTGGAATCTTCTATTCAACAGCATCTGCGGGTGCAATTCTTGCTGGTACAGCAACAGCTAATCAGATTTTAATGTCTGGTTCTTCTACTACACCGGCTTGGAGTACGGCTACGTATCCTGCAACAACTACAATTAACCGTCTTCTCTATTCATCAGCTGCCAACACAATAGTTGATTTGGCAACCGCAAATAGTGGTGTTCTTATAACGAGCGCTGGTGGAGTTCCTTCAATAAGCACAACAATTCCTAATACTACTCAACTTAATATAACTTCTCTTGGCACGATCACAACTGGCGTATGGAATGGTACAGCTATTACCGTTGCTAATGGTGGAACAGGCAATACAACATTCACGGCATATTCTGTTATTTGTGCGGGTACAACTGCGACGGGAACATTTCAGAATGTTTCAGGGGTTGGAACATCAGGACAGGTTCTAACATCAAATGGCGCGAGTGCATTACCAACATGGCAAGCTGCTACTGGTGGCGTAACATCTGTTACTGGAACCACTAATAGGATTACTTCTTCTGGAGGAACAACGCCGGCAATTGATATATCTGCTTCATATGTTGGCCAATCCTCAATCACGACATTAGGTACCGTTACTACAGGTGTATGGAATGGAACTGCGATTACCGTTGCCAATGGCGGAACGGGTAACACTACGTTTACCGCTTATTCCCTTATTTGTGCTGGAACGACTTCTACCGGAGTATTCCAAAATGTTTCAGGTGTTGGATCATCGGGTCAGGTTCTCACCTCTAATGGTGCTTCGGCTCTTCCTACCTGGCAAGCTGCATCTGGTGGAGTTGTCATTGTAAATCAAAATTCAAGCTCAGTAACTATGGTAGCTGGGTCACAGTATTTTATAAATAATGGTGCCTCTCTTGTAACTCTTACACTTCCTGGAACAGCTGCTCAAGGGGACACATTTACGATTGTTGGAGGATCCAGTGGTGGGTGGAAAATGGCTCAAGCAGCAAGCCAAACAACCAATTTCAACTCGACATCTACTACAACTGGAACAGGTGGAAGTCTAGCATCTACGAATCAATATAATACTTTAACAGTTAAATGTATAACCGCTAATACGACATTTGTTGTATTTAGCTCCTCTGGCGTAATAACGGTGGTGTAAAATGACGACAAATACAGCAATAGATATTGGTTCAACAACTATTACGACTTTAGGTACGATTACCACAGGAGTTTGGAATGGAACAGCCGTTACCGTTCCAAATGGTGGTACAGGGAATACATCTTTTACCGCATACTCTGTAATCCTTCAAGGAACAACTTCTACATCAGCAATGACAAATGTTTCTGGACTTGGAGTTCTAGGTCAAGTATTAACATCAAATGATGTAGCGGCTTGGCCTACATGGAAAGACATAGCGGTTGGTGGAATATCAAACCGTATTACAGTTAGTACTGTTTCACACGGACCTGTAATTGATATCTCTTCTGCCTACGTTGGTCAAACTTCTCTTACAACATTAGGCACGATCACAACTGGCGTATGGAATGGCTCATTGATTCCATTGGCTTATGGAGGCACAAACGCAAACTTGACAGCCTCGAACGGTGGTATATTCTATTCTACTGCTTCAGCGGGTGCAATTCTAAGTGGTACGGCTACAGCTAATCAAGTTTTATTATCAGGAGCATCCACAACACCGGCTTGGAGTACAGCTACCTATCCTGCAACGACTACCATTAATCAACTACTCTATTCCTCTGCGGCAAATACCATTTCTGGATTATCAACGGCTAATAATGGTGTGCTCTTAACGAGCGGTTCTGGAGTTCCTTCTATAGGGACAGCAACTGTTGCAGTGGGGGGAACAGGAAACACAACCTTTACCGCTTATTCTGTTATCTGTGCTGGCACAACTGCGACGGGAGCATTCCAGAATGTTTCAGGGGTTGGTAGTTCGGGCCAAGTTCTAACATCAAATGGGGCATCAGCCCTTCCTACGTGGCAAGCCTCAGCAATAATCCCTTGGGTAGATCAAACTTCAACATCTGTGACTATGGCTGTTAATACAGCATATGTAGCAGATAATTCCGGATTAGTTACGCTTACTCTTCCTGCAACAGCTGCGCTTGGAAGTGTATTTCAAGTAGTTGGTAAAGGAGCAGGTGGTTGGAAAATTGGTCAGGCAGCTAGTCAAACTATCAATATAGGAAACCAAGTAACTACTTCTGGTACAGGGGGATCGCTCGCAAGTTCTCTACAATATGATTGCGTGCAATTAGTTTGTGTCACGGCAAATACTGTCTTCGTTGTTTATTCTTCATACGGGAATATTACATATGTGTAGGGGGTATGAATGACAACAAACAATGCAATTAATGCTCCAGAACCTTTTGTCGTAGGAAATGGTGGAACTGGAGCTGCATCATTTACGGCATACTCTGTTTTATGTGCTGGAACCACTGCTACAGGCGTTTTTCAAAATGTTTCGGGTGTGGGAACAGCCGGACAAGCATTAACTTCTAATGGCTCAAGTGCATTGCCTACTTGGCAAGCTCTCGGCGGCTCAATGTTTCAAACTCAATCTACTTCCCTTACAACTACTTTTTCAACAAGCAGCACATCTTATACCGATCTTACAGGTTTATCAGTAACGATTACTCCAATATCTTCGAGCAATGTAATATATGTATGGGGTTATGTATGTGGAACTTCTACAGCTGGAATGGCACTTCGACTACTAAGAGGTAGTACAGCTATTGGTATAGGTACATCTGTTGGTTCTAGAACAGCCGCTACATCATCTATTACTAGTCAAGCTGCCAATACACAAATGTTTTGTGCTCCGTTCGATTTTCTAGATTCTCCGGCAACTACTTCTGCTACGACTTATAAATTGCAAGTACTTGTTCCTTCAGGAACAGGATATGTGAATTTTACTTCTGCTGATACGAATTCATCAACTTTTAAAAGATCAATTAGTACAATAGTTGTTATGGAGATTACATAATGGCTAAAAACAATTCCGTTAACTTTCAATTACCATTTACAATTGCTGAGGGTGGAACAGCCAATACAACCTTCACTGCATATTCTGTAATCTGTGCTGGAACAACAACTACAGGTGCATTACAAAATGTTTCCGGAGTTGGAACTTCAGGTCAAGTTTTGGCATCTAATGGGACTTCTATTCCACAATGGATATCTAATTCAGGTAGTATTCAACAGATAGTATCTACAACTTTAACTACAACATTTTCAAGCTCAAGCACCACTTTTACAAATATAACTGGATTATCACTCACAATTACTCCAGCATCTTCCAGCAATAAAATTATACTCTTTGGATCAATTAGTGGGTCAGCCGGTCCACTTGGTGGTGTTCCTATTTGTTTTAGGTTATTAAGAGGAGCAACACCTATTGGAGTTGGTGCAACTGCTGGATCAAGATCATCATGTACATCATCTATGGCGATTGCTTATACAGGGTCGGATACGACAACAGAAAGTTTTACTTATCTAGATTCTCCAGCAACGACTTCCGCTACAACTTATCAAGTTCAAGTGATTATTCCTTCAGGGACAGCTTATATAAATTATTCAATTACCGATACGAATTCAGCTACCTATAAAAGATGTGTCAGCACTATAACGGCAATGGAAACATCATGAGGGGGATTAATAATGACTAAAAATAATAATATTAATAGTATTAATACTCCAACGCCAATAACCGTTACAAACGGAGGCACAGGAGATACAAGTTTTACTGCTTATACAATATTGTGTGGAGGGACAACTTCTACAGGTGCACTTCAACATGTTGCTAATGTCGGAAATTCTTCACAATACCTGATCTCCAATGGAGCTTCTGCTCTTCCTTCATTTCAAATGGGAGGTGTTGTTACTCAATGTGTAACTACAGTTCTAAACACTACATTTATAACTTCTAGTGCAACATATACTGCATTAACGGGATTGTCTGTTTCAATTACGCCAACATATTCCACAAGTAATGTTCTTGTTTTTGGATCTATCACTGGCATTGGTCAAGCTTCAGGAACTGCCTTTCAAATATATAATGGAACTACTGGTATAGGAATAGGTTCAAGCCCTGGGTCAAGGGTAGCCTGTACGACTGGTAATGGATCGAATGATTTTGGATATGATAATGACACCGTTAGATTTGCTTGGGTGGATAGCCCTGCTACGACATCATCAATAACATATAGTATTCAAATGGCAGTTCAAGGGGAATCAGGACAAATAAATTATACTGTAAATGATCCTAATAGTAGTTCTGGTTTTAGAGGAATATGTACAATCTTTGCAATGGAGTTAGCATGATGAAATATAATATACCATGGATTTTGACACATAAATTTAAAGGCAGAATTTGGTCAATGAGTGGCGAGGAATATAGCGGTCTCGTTTCTTTAGATGGTCTCGATTTGCCAACTATTGATGAATTAGAAAAGGCTGATTTGGAACTGCAAGCGGAATATGAAGCTACCAAATATCAATTAGATAGAAAACCACTCTATAAAAAGCCTGAAGATTATATAGATATGCTTTGGCATTCAATGGATGCTGGCGAGATTCCAAAATCAAAGGAATTCTTCGATCATATCAAAAATGTAAAAGACAAATTTCCAAAAAGTGAGGGCAAATAATGTCTTTTGTTCTCACCTATAATACATTAGTTGCTCGTGTTATTTCTGATCTTGAACGAGATGATTCTTCTGTGACAGACAATATGGACAGCTGGATAAAGTTTGCACATGAGAGAATTGCAAGAGATTCTGATACACTATTGTTTGAAGTGGTATTGAATTCTAATTTTGTACCCAATCAATTTGTTTTGCAAAAACCAAATAGATGGCAAAATACGGTTTCTTTCAATTATGGAACTGGAGTTGGATTTAATACATCTAACAACCTTCTACAAAGAACATATGAGTTTTGCAGGGATTATTGGCCTGATGCAACACAAGTTGCTACTCCTTATTTCTATGCCGATTATACATATCAAAACTTTTATATCTCTCCAACACCAGATCAGGCTTATCCTTATGAGCTTATATATCTTGAGACTCCACAAGTTATAGATATCAACTTTCAAACCAATTATCTTACCCAATTTATGCCTGAGATTCTAATAAGAGCTGTTTTGTTAGAAGCGATGCTTACCATGAAGAATGATGAGAGAGCAGCATTAATTGAAGATTCTTATGCAAAGCTGATTGCTTCTTGGAATAATAAGGATACGCTGCGCAAGACTGATAGATATACAACCAGAAAGGCTGACTAAATATGACTACCTATAATAATGTTTTTAATGGTAATTTTGTTCAACCTTCGACCATTTCTTTTCGAAATATAGTACTCAATGCCCCTATTCAATTAACATGGCCAACAACCTATTTGGATGATGCTGCTAATAATGTTGCAGCTTCTGTTATGACGGTTCAAGCTAATGCTGGTGCACCTGTTACTATTAATCTACCTTTAAATCCGGTTCAAACATTTAACGGATCTAATATAATACAGATCAATGGTCCTTTTAATTCTCAAATTTTATCCCAGACACCTATTACAATAGCTGGTTCTGCTGATGTAAATGCCATAACAGCTGTTCAAATTAATATTAATTCCATTGCACAAGGAGTTGGGGCAAATAGTTTTCAATATCCAACTGCAGGAAATGCTAATGCTAATGGATCAGGTGGCGGCGCAGCTGTCACAGCGACCTATAATCAATATCAATCTATAACTCTCCCAAATGCTACTCAAGTTTCTGTAGGACAACCATTAACCTTTGTAAATAATGGTTTAAACCCATTTTATATTTATGATTTCGCCGGCAATTTTCTCCTCTCATTAAGAATTTCTCAAACCTATGATTTTATATTAACCGACAACACAACTATTGGTGGAACATGGCTTACTTCTCTTCGAGGTGCCACAACTTCAACGGCTAATGCTCAGGCAATACAAGGATTGGGACTTACAACCATTGGCGGAACTTTGAATTCATCATTTCCTTCTAAAATAGTTGCGGGTAATTATACAGCAGTTTTAGCAGATAGAGCATCCTTATTGGTTTGGACTGGAGGTGCAGGAACGATAAATCTTCCTTCTTCTGCCATACCTACTCCTTCAGGATATTATTTAGCTGTTAATAACAATGGAACTGGTGTTGTTAATGTTACAACGACAGATGGATCAACAATTGATAGTTTGGCAACCTTTTCCATAAATCCTGGTGGTTCTTCTGAATTTGTATTTAATTCACCAAATTGGAATTCACTTGGATTCGGTCAATCAACTACATTTCAAGTAAATACATTAGCCCTGGATGTGACAGCAGGAGGTCAATTTAATGAGACATCACAGCAAGCTTCAAGATTGGTACAGACATTCACAGGCAATATGATTGCAAATACCACCGTTACTTTTCCTGTGGCAGCTGGTCAATGGTATATATACAATCATACCGCTGGTTTAAATACATTAGGATTTCAACTATTTGGCATTGGCGCACCAATTATAGTTCCTCAAGGAGAAAAAGTAATTTTATATTCAGACGGTGCAAATTTGTATCAAACACCTACAGTCGCGGTGACAGCAAACTTTGGTCCTGGTAGTGTCGCAAATCCTACTATCGTTTTTACAAATTCAAATAATACAGGATTTTACAGTTTTGCAGGGGGTAACTTTGGGTTTTCAGCAGGTGGAAACTTAGCTGCAAATCTAGGAACCCTGACAAATGGGCAAACAGGTATATCAGTAGCTGCTGGGAATGTTGTACGGCTAACTGGTACAAATTTAGGAAATTATGCGACTTTAAGTGCCGGAGCTTTGGGAGCTAATGTTAATTGGACACTTCCATTAGCAGATGCAACAGTTGCTAATCAAGTTCTGGTTTCAAATGCGGCAGGACAACTTTCTTATACAGCTGCTTCATACCCGAATGCTAGTACAATCAACCAGATATTATATTCTAGTGCTGCAAATACGGTTACAGGATTAGCGACAGCCAACAATGGTGTTTTGGTAACAAGCGCAGGTGGAATTCCTTCTATCAGTTCAACGATTCCTCAAGCCACACAGTTAAACATTGTATCTGTTGGAACAATTACGACTGGTGTATGGAATGGAACGCCGGTTACAGTCCAATTTGGGGGCACGGGAGTTGCTACCCTCACAACGGCTTATGGAACGCTTTGTGCTGGTACCACCGCAACAAACCCAGTGCAAACAGTTGCTCCAGGCGCTGCTACGCAAGTATTAACTTCTAATGGCGCAGCTGCACTGCCTACGTATCAAGCTATTCCTTACCCTGCCGTTCCTTTTGTTACAAATATTCCAAAAGTGGTAGCTACGTTTACAAACATGGCAAATCCAAATCCAACCATTAGTTATAATGTGGGAGTTAATACAATTGTTAGAAATGCTGCTGGTGATTATACCATTACCTATACAAATGCATTTGTCACCAATTTTCCTGTAGTAATGACAAATGCATTTGGACTGAATGTACCTATGACTACTTCTCTATTTGCTTCTAGTTCAAATTCATGTCGAATTTTTGTTACTAATTTAGCTGCGGGTATTGATCCAGCTGGTGCTCTTTTCCTAAGTGTAATGGGGGTATAAATTGGCAATAGATCACCTCATTGAACCATTACAATTTTTACCTGGCATACAGCGGGATGGAACCCCATTTCACTCTCGAAGATATATAGATGGTCAATGGTGTCGTTTTTATTTAGGTGAGCCAAAGAAAATAGGTGGTTATGATCTTATAGATCCAGGTTCATCAGAGATAATCAGAAACATGTATGTTATTAATAAACAGAATTCTGTTGATGTATATTTAGGAAGACCAGCATCTTTAGAGTTCTTTAATTCTACTCTACAAGGCATTACAAATGCAGAAACTTCTCGAACGCCAGTCGGATTTATAGCAGATCCAAACAACACTTGGACTTTTGATCAATATACGAATCCAGCTGTTTCTACGATTATATTATTGGGTAATAATCCTATATCAACAACGATTAACACAAATGTGGTTCAGGTTACCGTTCCTGATTCTTCCATATTTAGAGCCGGTCAGATTCTCACATTAAGTGGAGCTGCTGCTACAGGGGGATTAACGGCTCCTCAAATTAACATTCAAGCTCCTATTACAATTGTTGATGGAACTCATTATTCCTTTGTGGCTCCTGCTACGGCAACTTCAACAGCAGTAGGTGGAGGAAATGAGGTAACATTAAGTTATTTAACAACTGTTGCTTTAGCAGTAAATCCATTAACAACTATGGCCGCATCAAGGGTAGTGACAATAACTGTTCCTGATTCATCTATTTTTCAAAATGGTCAACTTGTTGGTTTGGCTGGTGCAACCACAACAGATACTATAACAGCAGCAACGCTAAATGTTGTTTCTCCTATTACGATCGTAGATCCTACACATATATCATTTGTTGCTGGAACTGCTGGATTGGTTGGGGCTAATGGAGGTGGAAACGCAGCTATCCTATCCTATGCAGCAACTATAACTTATTTATTAGCCAATGCTGCTCCAAATGCAGATGATATCAACAACGAAGTTCAAACAAACATTTATGCTGGGGATATTAATAGCAATGGAGCATTAACCCTACTTGATCCAGTTTATCTTCCAAGGACATCTGGTGGTATTGTTGTTGTTGGTCCATATCTCATGATGTATGGAAATGATGGAGTCGTAAGTATTACGCTAACTCCTAATAATTGGGCAACAGCACTCAATGTACCAATAGCAGGAACAAAGATAATTCTTGGTTTACGAACGAGAGGTGGATCGAATACACCCGCCGTCTTGTTCTGGGCTATGGATTCTTTGGTTAGAGGTACATTCCAGGGTGGTATCACTCCTTTTTCCTTTGATACTATACAAGATGGTATATCCATCATGGGTCAAAATTGTGTTGTTAGCATTTTCAATATATATTACTGGATCGGTGTTGATCAGTTTTACATCTACAACGGTGTTGTCAGACCTTTAGACAATGACCAATCAAGAGATTACTTTTTCGATAATATTAACATGGACCAACGTAATAAGGTCTTTGGGTGGGTTAATGAGAGATTTAACGAAATCTGGTGGCACTGGCCGAAAGGTAACGCCACAGAATGTACGGATGTACTCATCTTTAACTATAAAGATAATGCTTGGTATGATTCAGTTTTAGGAAGATCTGCTGCATTTGCTCCAAGTTTCTTTCCTAAGCCTATGTTGGCTGATTCTAATCCCATATTGAATCAATTTTTACCAACCGTTCCTGTTACAGTTCCATTAGCAAACAATCCTCTCTTTACAGTCAATGGATCAAATGTTGTCATAGTCACAACGGTCTCCACGGCAGGATTGTTCAATGGAACTATTGTTACCATAGCTGGCGCTGTTGATTCTGGAGGTCTTACAGCTGCACAAATGAATGTGACCGGACCAATTATTGTAACGGACGCAACTCATTTTACTTATATTGCCGGGGCTAATGCAGGAGTTGGAGCAGGTGCGGCAGGTGGTAATGCTGTAACTTTTACCTATAATATACCTAATCTTTGTTACGGTGTCTGGCAACATGAAAAGGGAACCGATATGGTTCTTTATGGTCAATCATTAGCTATCCAATCTTTTTATGAAACTCCCATTAAAACGATGTTTGAGAGAAGTCCTCAAGGAGATATGAATCTTCGCGCTCGCAGAATAGAACCTGACTTTATCCAACAACAACAAATGACATTGACGATAAATTATAGATCATTTGCTCAAAGCATAATTACCTCATCGCCTACCTATACATTTCAACCAGGTCAAACGATTGTTGAACTAGCCAAGGTTGATACATTCCAAATGGGAAGATTGGTTTCATTTAGATTTGAGAGCAATATTTCAGATGGATATTATCAAGGCGGAAAAGTTCTTCTCAATTACGCTCCAGGAGATTACAGACCATGATAGTCAATCCAAATGGAATTAATTTTGTAGATTGGGCTAGCTCTTTGGTAATTGATTTGCCAGATCTAGATATACCTGTGATTAATGATGAGGATGAATGGAAACAATGGGCACTCTTTGTTATAGAAGAGAACAAATTAGGTCAATTTCCTCTTCCAGAAAACTTCTCTAATTGGAGAGAATGGGCTAATTATTTAACAAATTATATGTAATACTATTTATATAGGGAGATCGGATTATGAATAACTTGCCACCTGCTTTAAACAATCAAGGGCCTTCACAAAATATGGCGCAAATGGGACCACCACAAATGGGTGAAGAGCAACGTCAAGAACCACAAAAGATTCTTGCGCATTTCACGCCTGATGAACTTAAGGAAGCAATGGAAATTGCTGCTCTTTTCCAAATACCTCAAGAATCATTGATTGATCCTGAAACCAATCTTTGGGACTTATCTCCATTAGAACCAATTATGACTGATCCCCAATTTAAAGGAATGGTAGAACAAGCAGCTCAAAGCGAAGCTCCTATGAAAATGGCAGAGGGTGGGGAAGCAAATGAACCTGGTCGTCCTATTGTTCCTGAACTTGAAGAATTACGTGCGGAGGGTCGAGGCGAAGATACAGAATTAGTTATTATTACCCCTGCTCTTTCAGAAGTATTTGATGAGTGGGTTGGCGGAAAGACAAAGACAAATCCTGTTACTGGATTACCTGAATATGGCTTTCTAAAACAGATGCTAAGAATTGCAGCCGGTGTAGGTGGATTTTTAGTTGGTGGACCTGTTGGAGCAGGATTAGCGACAGCGGCAGCTCATGGTTTGACAGGAGATAACTTAGGCGGTTCTGCAAAAGCTGGATTGTTGGGTTTTGGTGCTGGATTTGGTGCAAACATGATGGGTCTTCCAGGAATGATGGGAATGCCTGGTGCTGGTACAGGTGGCTTTGGTCCTTCAATGCTTGGTGGTGGTCAGGGTGGGACTGGAATGCTCGGCGGAATGTTTGGCGGTGGTGGTGGTGGCGGGAATGTCGTTGGAAGAGATACTGTAGGTCGTATGTTGCCAGGATCAGCTTTTGGCGGGGGTCAAGGCGGTGGTGGCATGATGGGCGGTGGAGGAGGACAAGGAGGAGGGGGCGGTCTATTGAGCATGCTCGGTGGTCCTCAAGGTCTCGCATTGCTTGGTTCTGCTGGTATGGGATTCATGGGCAATAGAGATGAAAATCGTCGACAAGCTGATTATGAAAGACAACGTCGAGAAGAGCATGATAGAGCCAATTCTCAAGCTCTTTCAGCCGTTAGAGGAACTCCTTGGAAAAAACCACTTCCGTATGGTTTGGAACCCTTAGACACACCTATATCTCAAGAAGAAATTATGGGTGGTAGACAGGTACAGAATTTCAGACATCCACCTTTGAATGAAGTTCGATACGGGGCTAAAAAAGGTGGAATGATAACGGGCCGTGGCAAAGGTCAAGATGATAAAATCCCTCAGAATATTAAAGAAAATAGTTATATCATAGATGCTTCAACCGTATCTGATTTGGGTGATGGTTCTACTGATGCCGGATTTAAGGAATTAAATTCGTTCTTTGGTAAAATTCCAGCTTCAAATCAAAGAAATGCAAAGGGTGGATATATTAAAGCCCTTTTATCTGATGGTGAATATGAAGTTCCACCTGAAAAGGTTGCTGCTCTTGGTGGTGGTTCCCAAGAAAAGGGTGCAAAAATGATTGAGCATATGATCAAGCAGATTAGATCAAAGAAGAGAACATCAGGTGAAAAGTTACCCCCTAAGTCTAAGTCTTTGGGTGGTTATCTTGGCAATATTAAGAGAGCATAAGGGAGATTATCAATGCCAGCATTTACAGGTCATCCAGAATGGTATAGCGGCGACGTTAGTGTCTTAAGAAATGCAGCTACTAGGGCTCATCAGGTAACAACTACACCTTATACTCCTTATCCTAATAATAGACTTCGTAATGCTCCATTTAATCCATTACAAACTCAAGCTTTTCAAGCGGGACAAGATGAATTTCAAAATCCTGAATATCAAAATATTTTTAATCAAAGCACAGTAGCTATTCGAAATGCTTTGGGGCAAAACATAAGTCCTACCTTGGCCCCTTATTTGGCTGGAGCAACTGCTAATCCAACAATTAATGCTCAACAATACATGAACCCATATAATGAAGCTGTTACCAATAATATTGGTAGATTAGCTTCTAGAAATCTTACAGAAAACATCCTTCCTCAAGTGAATGATCAATTTATACGGTCTGGTGCATATGGATCATCGGGACGCCCTGGTAGCCGAAGTCATGAGGATATTACTGGAAGAGCCATTAGAGACACACAACAGGTCGTTGCTGATGAACAGAACAAAGCTCTTCAAAAAGGATATTCAGAGGCCCTAGGAACGTCTGTTGGGCAGCAAGGAGCGCAGTTAGGTGCTGGACGTGTCGCAGGCAATGCATTAGGTCTTGATCTTGAGAGACAAATTTCTGGAGGAACCGCTCTTCAGAATTTAGGGGGAGCACAACAAGCTGAACGCCGTCAAGGTATCGGTGTATTAAGCAATCTTGGAACTCAGCAACAGCAACAGGAACAAGCTGGTTTAAATACAGCATTTCAAGATTTTCAAGCTGAACAGAATTTTCCTTATTTGCAAGCAGCCAGAGAAAATGAACTTGTTAGGGGACTTCCTGTCAGTCAGTATACAGCATCTACTAATCCATATGTTCCTCCTCTTCCTCAACCAAGTCCTTGGTCACAAGGAGCTGGATTGTTAGCTGGAGCTGCTGGAATGATGGGACAAAGACAAGGATATGCTGAGGGTGGAACAGTTAAGAAAAAGCATGTATCTGTGAGTCATTTAAGACATTTTGCAGATGGTGGAGATGTGGATATGTCTCCCATTCAAAAGGGTGTAAATGATGCTCTTGATACATCAGAGATTCAAGCAATGCGCAGACATGCTCAAAAATTATCACAAGAACGTATTAATCCTGCTTGGGCAGCTGTTTCTCGTGCTGGTTTTAATCTTGCTGCAAATCCAAAGTTAGGAGTTTTAGGTAAGCTTGGAGAAGCTGGTAATGCTGCTTTAGATGAATATAGCACACAACTTGGACTTCAAGATAATAGAGAGAGTGGTGCTGCAAAAATTTATGACATGATTAATACAACACGTGAGTTACAGAAAGAACGTCTTCGCAATCATGAACTTGCATTAAAACAATTTGAAGAAACTTCCCGTCATAATAGACATGGTGAGGGTTTGCAATCTGCTAAAGAAGGAAGAGAAGCGGCGGATTACGAAAAAACCAAGGGCATGATAGAAGGCCCTGGAAAAATGTTTTATAATTTGGAAACAAATGAAGAGGGAAAACAAATTGCTAAACCATTAGAGGGTATGATCTCTAACCCCAAATCTAAGGCAGATATAGATAGGGCAAAGAAGATTAATGAAGAAGCTAAACGTGATTGGGGAAAAAAACTAAGTCATGGTCCTAATGTTGTAAATAAATATAAAGAGCTCGAAAAATTGAATGAAGAGATGAAAACGCCAGGATATGAATCATTTATGAAAGGAATTCCATTAGTAGGAGGAGTAGCGGCTTCAACAAGTAAATATTTTAGAGTAGGCCAAGAAATAAAAGACAAATATGATATGAATGCTGGTCAATTAGCTGCTGAACAAATAAAAGAAATACCAGCAAGAGCACAAAATAAGATGCATCAACAATTGGTTTTAGATTCTAAGCCTAATTCAGGCGCTGAATATGAAGCAAATAAACAAAATATTAAGAATGGTTTAACTAAAGAAGAAGTAGAAATGGGAGAAGCAGAATTTGGGACTCTAATGTTACATAAATATGAGGATAAAAATGGAATTCCTAAGTTTGATGCAAATGAAATCAAATTAGCTTGGAAACAATATGTTGATGCCAAATTAGCATATGAAGAAGCTAATCCTGGTGAAAAATTTCCTAATTCCCCAGAAGAATTTCTTATAGCAATTCATGAAGAAAAAGAAAATGGTCAGGCGCCATTTTCTCAAAATTATAATGATACTATGTCAATGTCAGATGAAGAACTTCGTAAAATAGCTGGAGGTTGAAAATGCCTATTACACCTGAAATGGCAAGAGCGGAGTTGGATAGAAGAAAGCAATTATTGACTCCGTCAAATATTATTACGCCCGAAATGGCTCGGGCAGAATTAGCACGTAGAGGCATGAGAACATCCGAAAAAACAAACAAAAAAGAAAAGGAAGAACCTAAATATCAAAGAGGACAATCATCTCTCGATTTTACACCAGAAGAGATAGAAAAATACAATCAACGACGTGAAAAGAGTACAAAAAAAGCTCCTTGGCTTCCTAACTTTCTCTATCCTACTGGAGAGGAAATGGCACAAGAAGCTCAAACAGCCGCTAAAGGAATCCGAAATATTGCTACTGTTCCGGCTTCTGTAGCTGATTTACCTTTCCTTCCTTATAACGTTGGGGCGGCAATTGCAGGTAAACAAGGTTTTGTACCATCAGGATATATAGGTGAAAAAATTGATAATCTAACTAATAATTATACACGGCCTGAATCCAATATGGAAAAGGTCAATGAAGCTGTTATGCAATCAGTTTTACCTATGAAAACAATTTCTACAATTGGTAATAAGTTAGCTGGTAATGCTTCTTCTTGGATAAATAAACCTGGAAAATTTTTACAATCATCCAATGCTATTACCCCCGGTAATGTAGCGGCGACGACTGCAGGAGCTGCTGGAACACAGCAATTTATGAATCTTAATCCTGAGGCGGGTCCAGGATCAACAATGACGGCTGGTTTATTAGCAACTCTTGCTGGGGGAAAGATCGGAAAAAATATAGATTGGCTATCTAATCCTAATGCTGCCGCAGCAAGAGTACATAGTGTAAATTCTGGAAAGGTAAAAAATCAACTTAAGGATTCTCTTGGAAGTAAGGTGCTTAATCAACAGGCAAGGGAAATGTATAATAAATTGAACGAAAAAAACCAATCATCTGATAAAGAGGAATGATTTATGAAACTAATAGATCGTTTTAAACATTCCTGGAAGGGTCCATTATTTATCATTGGTTCAGGTGCTATGCCTTTCCTTGATGACCATACTGATAAAATTATCATGGCTTTAATGATGATGATAGGTATTGAGGATAGCTCGAAGGCTTTTAATAAAAAATCAAAGAAAAAAATAAAAAAACCTGATTAATCCTATACTTTCATTTTTTACCATACCTTTATTGCTTGAATAGTATTCTTTTTTTAGATACCATTAATGATGGGGCTTAGTGAATATAAAAGAGGGGAATTGAAATGAGATTATTTATCACTATAATTGCGTTTATCTTTTTGGCTTCGTTTACTACTGGTTGCACGACTATGAGCAATCATAATGATTTAAAGATTTCTGTGGACAATCAGGATTGTGAAGGACCCACACAACCTGAAAGTCCCAAACCGGAGTCACGGCCCTTACCACAACGGGCGAAAGCGCCACAGTTATGGAAGTGGCCCGATACGGTTAAAAAAAGGTAATACCTGTTTATTTTTCCACATTGAGTGATTTGTAGCGCATGTTACGAATCACTCCTTGTCTTCTCTTGCGCTTACGGCACCTATTCATTATCCATTTAATTAAACACATAAGTGTTCTCCTGATAAGATTTGAGCTATCTTAGCATATGTGCTATGAATGGATGAAATTAATTTAAGAAAGAATAAAAATATGAAATGGTTTCATTTTTTAGCTCTTATAACCTCAAATGTGTTAGTAGTTTGCTCATTTTATCTTGCATCTAAATTTTGGGCTATATATTTACGATTAGATCGATTAGAAGATCAATTTAAAGAAATAAATAATGATATTAGAAAATTAGATAAAGAAATAATGGCTCGAAATTTCAAAAATTAATATTATTTGTTCAAAATAATTTTATTGATTTAATGAATCATTTTAGTTATCTTACTCCTACATCATGATAAAATAAATAAATTGATGTAATCTAAGGAAATAATATGATTGACCCAACAAGAATGATTGAATTGGAAACAAGGGCGTTCTATATAGCCATGTATATGGTTGTAATGGTTTGTGTTGTTGCATTAGTTTATTATAGGTCCGTAAAAAAAAGGAAAGATGTTGAATGAATAATGAAGATAAAAAGGAACTATCATCTGATAATGTTGATTGGAAACAGGATCAAGAAGACAGAAAAAGACTTATTGGTGAATCAATAGCTGCGCTATCTGCTAAAGGTTGGGGAGTGACTATTAGGAAAGAAAAAGATGAACGAAGATAAAGAGGCAGCTATTATTATTATGGAAAAGAACCATGAGTATATGGTTAAGGTTCTAGAGGCACATCATCTTCATAACTGTTTGAAAAAATTACAAGAGAATCGAACTCTGTTCTATAAATTGTTTCATAAAACTGAAGAAAAAAAGAGAGGAATTAAAAAATGATTAATACAAAAGACAAACTCCAATGTGAAGTTTCATCCAATGCAAAGAGATATGCTAAAGCTAAGGCTAAAACCTTAAAGATATCTCTCTCTCAATATATAGATTTGCTTTTATCAAATGCTATGGAAAGCAAGGGGATTTCTTCCATTCCTGCTTCCGTGGGTAATCCTCAATCTCAGGATACTCACAAGATGATCGTCGAATTATATCAAATCGTGAAAAATAATATGGGAAAGCCTTGGTATAGAAGGATATTTGGATAAGGATATAAAAATGAATTTATTAGAACAAACTCTTACAATTATAGGAACTATATCTACCTTAACAGTTGGTTCTGTATGGGCTATGTATATAATTACAAATAGAAGAATAACTAATTTAGATGAAAGATTCTATAAGATGGAGGAAAAATGGGACGCTAGATTTTCTAAGATGGAAGAAAAATGGGAGAAGCTCTTTGAAAGACTCTATTTCAAAGAAAATCCTAAAAAGAAGGCTTAGATTATAGTTTTCTTAAAATTTTTCTATTGATTAATATTTTTTGTTTTGATATAGATGCTTTGGGGACTCTGATTTAAAATTTTGTGAAAACCTTTCATGCTCAGGACTTTTTAAATTGAGGACCCCATTATCTATAAAAAACAAAAGAATAATAATAAATGCCTCAAGAAGAGTTTTTAAAGTGCTTAGGCACAGCAGCAAAATTTATTAGAGCATCTGATCCCTTTAAAACAAAGATAGGGCTTGGAACATTCCTTATGATGTATGATAAGCACAAACATGAGGTATTTGCAGATTTTGCTTTAGAATTTAGAGACTCTTCGTCCTTTCAATGTCTAGTTTATCAAATGATGGCCTTTGTAAAATACCTTGATGCTATTAACAATGAGCCAGAAATGAGTATCCCAGACAATGTCGTAAATTTCAATGATTATAAAAAGAATATGGGCTTAAGGGCGGTTATTTAATATATCCTCATGAATCATATCAAAAATCTTGTTTGTAGATTCTTCATAGGGGGTACAAAGCATATTCTTTAATTCTTCCTTTGCTATACCCAATCTGTGTTGTTTGCCATTATCTACAATTCTATCCTTCCATTTTATGTACCATTTATCAATTTTTTCAGCTATCATCTCCTGAATTTGAACTTGAGGGGTCGTATATTGATTTTTTCTAAGGTCAAGGAGATGATTTATATCTAAATCGAGTGTAGACGCAAGTTTTTTAAGAGATTCTTCGCTATAAAAAAACCTATCACATTCGATGTGGCATATTAGAACATGTGATATAGACGCTAAGGCTCCCACTTCCTTTTGGCTCATGCCTCTTTCTTTTCTAGCTTTGCGAATAATGGAGCCAATTGAGATTTCCATATTTTATCCTTAAAATTTAA